TAGGCCCCGTCAGAGGCTCGGTCTTCGTCTTCACTGATCTGGCCATTGAGCCCGACTTCTCCGGCATCGAACTGGATTCGGTGCGTTTTGGCGTCACTTTCCTGGCCGGCGCGATCCGGCCCAACTTCTGCGGCTTCAAAGCGCATCGCAGTAACGCTTTGGTGTTCTGCTACAGCGGCGACATGATTGATCCGCTGTTTGCAGAAGCAAGCGGCGATGAACTGGGCACGATGCTGATATCTTCGGCAACTGCCTACCCTGCAGACCATCCTGAGACGGGCACGGCGACGAACGTCACCTATGGCATCACCTCAGCAGGCCACGACTTCACGCCCAAGGTGTATGTCGACTTCAATACGTGGTTCCGCGACTCCATCTTTCGTCCTGCTGCGTCTTCCGCCACTGCAAGCGGCACCACCACTTACACGGGCACTGACATCAACGCGACAGGTCGCAAGGTGTACGTGCCGCGCCGCAATGCTCAGACGCAGACGCTCAACTTCGTTTCGTTGTCGAGCGGAACCCTGACGACGAATTCGCTTGTGCAGTTGAGCACCAACACGGTGATTGACTGGGGCTCCAGCTCAGTGACCCCGACGCCAGCGCCGCCTGCTCCAGCACCTTCTCCGAGTCCTTCGCCCAGCCCCTCTCCTGCCCCCTCGCCGACTCCGGCTAGCACGACGTTTGCCTATCTGGATATGTCTGATTTTCAGGATAACCAGCGTCAGGCAGAGGTGCAGAACAAGGCCACGAACGGCGCGATCTACCACAACTGGGGTACGGGGCAGGTTGTCGGCGGCAAAGGAGACCCTTATGGCCCCTATGTAGACGTTCTCGGTTGCTATACCGACTCGTCCGAAGGCAACCGCATAGCGATCGTCTCTGACGTGTCGTACACCGTCACTGGTGCTCTGACTCTTGAGAACCATGCCCGTATCCCGATGGCCAACGGAAGTGGCGACGGAACGATTCTGTCGTTCTCTGAGACCGGGCTTGATTCTGACAACACCTTTATCCGCATCTTTGCCAACGATCCCGGATCTACGGGCAAGCGCACCTTCAATTGCTATTTCAAGGCGCTGGGCATCACTGAGACGATCACCACGCCGGCAATTGATCCGATCACGCAGAACGGTGAGACCTGCTATCACATCGTTGTGCAGCGAGAGACCAATGGCACCTTCACAGTGCGCATGCAGGGCAACCTAGTCGTTACGACGACCGCGGCGTTTGTCGGAACCATTCAGGGCTACTACTGCCCGTGGGGCATCTACCGCCAAGGCGACCAAGGCGTCGATTCCATCTTCCGGGGAACAGTCGGCTTCGCACGCGGCGCTCGTGCAGCTCTCTACTCCGGCACCACCTACGCCGTCCCGACCACGCCCCCCGCTCTCAACTAATCACCAGCAGGAACCCAATGAAAAAGTTACTCTACATTGCCGCTCTGGTCGCGGTGAGCACATCGGCCTTAGCGGCCAATCCTGCAGGGCGAAAGCTCGCGGACGAAGCCAACGCCGCTTCTACCAGCTTCAAGCTGACGGCTACCTCCACGGTCAGTTATGGCATTGGCACGGTCTGGAACCGCATGACGCTTCCGGCTGGTACCTATCCCTGTCACCCTATCCTGTTCGGGTCTACTCCCGTTAGTGGCGTGGTGCGCAAGCAGTGCAAGTTGACGCTGGCTAACGGCGGCGTAGATGCAGGCGCCCCGGTTTTCGGCTCGAACGCAGGCACTGGGACGAACCCCAACACCCCAGCCCCAAGCACGCCGACGGCAACGGCTTGGACTAGCTACTTCCTAGCTAATGAAACGCAGACCTATGTGCTGAACGGCGCACGCCTGGTGTCGTTCGGCACCTCAACTGCACGCACGGACAAGTACATCACCGATTCCGACAGCAAGCAGTGCATCTACCAGATCCTTGGCGACGCAGCACCAGGCCCAGGCACGAAGTTCTGCACGTCTATCTCCTCGCTGCCAGAAACCAAGATTGCAGAGGTCGGCGCAAACTTCACGCTTGATTCTCAGAAGACGGTGGTCTTCGGTGGTGTGGGCTTCTACAACCAACTCGTACTTGCTGCGGGCACTTATTCGTGTACGACTGCAGTCTTTGGCGATCCGTCCAACGGCAAGAACGGTGGCTGCTACATCCCGAACAATGGCAGCGGCACTGGCGGCAATACGACGCCGGTTGACCCGGGCACGACCAATCCTGGCACGGGCACTGCGCAGACCATCGTCATCCCGTATGACAATCCGTCCGCACCGTCCTCGCCGATCCCGGTGGAGACGAACCTGTTCGCCTTCCGTGGAACAGCGCCTATCTCTACTCCGACCAAGGTGCTCTACGGCCCGGGCGATGGCCCCTTCATCGACCGCGACTACCCTGCAGGCGAAGTCAACTGTCTGGACAATCAATTCCCAGACCCCGCCCCCGGCCGTCAAAAAGCTTGCCGCTACATCGAAGCGGGCAACAACGTGAAGGTCTCGGATGAAGGTGGCTCCTTCACGCTTGCTGAGCCGACATGGGTCGCGTTCGGTTCGCAAGGCCAGTACATGAAGGTGAAGTTCCCGATCGGCACCTACACCTGCAACACCGCACGCTTCGGCACCAGCGGCGTAGGTAGCGGTTCGCGTGTCTGCCTCGCCATCAAGAACGGCAAGCCGCGCACCTTGACGACCCAAGGGCCGCAAGATGCTTCCATCATGACCAATGGTGTGGTCGACTCGGCAAAGTACACCGCAGTCGCGAACACCTTCGGCACTGACGCAGGCATCGAGTACCGCTTCGGACCTTCGTCGGCTTACTACGGCACGACGGGCAACAACGGTTTCTCCAACTACGCAGCACGCCCAATTCTCGGAAAATTGGATGCAGCTGGCCCCAACGCCAGCGGCCAAGTCCCGAACTGCACCGGTACAGCAGGTCCGAACAACACCAACGGCTGTCACTTCATGTCGTTCGGCCCGATCTTGGCAAACAGCTTGGACTTCTCATCCTCGCAGCTGCAAACCACGATGATCCCTGATGCTGACCCGGACGACCGCTTCCACAAGAAGCCGTACTACGGCCTTGGCAACTATCTGGCAATCAGCATCGACTACGGTTCGATGGCGGTTCTCCCGCAGATCAACTGGACGACGACTGAAGGCTGGACCCAGAACGGCGCGGACAACGACACCAACATGGACCGTTATGTCGGCGTGAAGTCGGGTCGTCCGGCATGGGCTGCCCAAGTTACGCCTGACTTCAAGCCGATCGCCTCGACGGTCTGCACGGGCCATGGTGGCTGGTGTACCAACACCCTGACGGTCTGGAAGAACGGCGACATCACCGGCTCGGGTGGCAACACCAATCACAACTTCCTGAAGTACAACTTCCTGCAAGGTGACACGACGAAGGTGCCGACCGCCATCAGCATCACGAACAGCGGTGAATTCGCGCTCGTGACTGTGTGGGACACGGCTACGACGACCGGCAAGGTGGCAGTTATCGCACTGGCTGAAGGCTGCCAGAGCTGCAACCCGAACGACGAGTCGGGCTGGTATCGCAACTGGAACAACTGGCCGAAAGTGTTCGCTGGTCTCCCGGGCAAGTCGAACTACATCTACGCCAAGCTGCTCGGCTACGTCGATCTGCCGTCAAACATGAAGGCGCCTACCGGCATCGTCTCGTCGACGGGTGTGAACCCTGACGACTACGAGAAGTCGGACCCGTGGGGCGCAAATCTGGAAACGGATGAGTACGAGCGTCGTAGCTACTTCGGCCCGGCTGGCGCAAGCGCTGACCAGATCCAGCACGGCAACTACCGCAGCGCGGCGATCGCCAAGTCGGGCATCGCTACGGTGTGGAGCAAGTCGGAGAAGACGGTCGCGTTCATCGACCTGCAACCTCTGTTCGCCTACTACCGTCAGCAGTATTTCGGTCAGTCGCAATCGGGCTTCGTCTCGATGATCGCCAACCGTGGTCCTGCAGCCAATCAGTGGCCGTACACCTTTGCGAACACCCCTTCGCAGAAGCCTACGGTGGTCAAGACGATCACGCTGGCTAACGCTCCGACCGCTGGTCAGATGCCTAACTTCCGCCAGCAGGCCAACGGCATTCGCTCGGTGGTGGCTACGCAGGACGGTAAGCTACACGTCTACAACCTCGGCACGGTCTACGCCAGCCCCGAAGCAACGACCACGGGCAACCCGAACGACATCGCCGAGATGTTCACCATCGACGTGGGCCGCAACGTGACCGACGTGGTTCAGACCGCCGGACACGGCTGGTTTGAGAAGTACGACACCAGCGTTTACGCCGGTGAGAACTATGCCGAAGGTGTTCGCTTCGACCGCTACATGATCACGGTGTCGCGCGGTGATCGAAAGATCCAGTGGATCAAATTCAACCCGACGTGGACTGCTGGAAGCGTGAGCAAGACGCTTCAGGACCAGAAGTTGATCGACCCGATCAGCATCTTTGACGCACCCAACCACGGCACGGAATCCTATGTGCTGGGCATTGCAGACTACGGTGGTCGCGGCATTCACAACTTCCTGTACGGCGAGGGCATCAACATGCACACTCATTCGTTCGTGAATGATGGTGTGGGCTGCGCCAACGACAACGGCCTGAATGGTGGAAAGGGTGGATGCCGACTGCTCAACGGCCTGCCGTTTGAATACGGCGGCTTCAAGGCTACTCCAGGCCGTCCGTTTGACTTGTCCGGCCAGAACGTCAACTAAGTCATGCCCATTGCGAACTACACCGACCTGAAGGCATCCGTCGCAAGATGGATGAACAGGACCGACCTGACGGATGACATCCCTGATTTCATTCGTTCGGCGGAGTCGCAGATTGCCATCGATCTGCGGCTTCGGCAGCAGCTATGCATCGCGCAACTGAGCACGACTGCAGGAGTCAACGGCATCGCTTTGCCAGAAGACTTCTTAGAGTTTGATTCGGTCGGCATGAACGGTCGTGAGCTGGAGCAGATCAGCTTTGGCGAGCTGGTGCGCAACCGGGCAACGGGTACGCCTCGGAACTATGCGATCGGCGGCAATGAGCTGCTGCTGAGCACGCAGGCGGATGGCGCCTACCCGGTCAACGTAACGTACTTCGCTCGCTTCCCAGCGTTGGAGGATGTGCCGGTCAACGGGTTGCTGCTGAACTACCCCGATGTCTATCTGTTCGCCTCGCTGATGTGGGGCTTCCGGTTCGTCATGAACGAAGCGGCAGCGGCCCAATGGCAGGGGCAGTACATCGGCCTGAAGGACCGTCTGATGGGAGCCGATAAGCGTGCTCTGTACAGCGGTTCGTCACTGAGGACGCGCCCACGATGATTCCACTTGCTGGTTTCGCGCCGGACGCTGACGCCACGACCCCGGGCATCTTTACCGACTGTCTGAACATTGTTCCGACCGAGTCAGGCTTCGCGGGAGCGTTATCGCCCATCGCCGTCGCGGTCGCGGTCTTGCCGGGTGAATGTCGGGGTGCTGCTGTAGCCAATAAGCTTGACGCGACGCGCCGGGTCATGGCAGGTACGCAGACGAAGCTTTACGAACTGAACTCGACCACTTGGCTGGACCGAAGCAAGACCGGCGGCTACGTGGGGTCGAGCGAGTCGCGCTGGAGCTTTTGCCAATTTGGCGACACCACCCTCGCAACGAACCTCGCAGATCCCATGCAGGAGTCGGTGACGGGTGTCTTCATTGACGTTCCCACTGCCCCAAAAGCAAAGATCGTCGTCAGCGCGTCAAACAACTTCGTGCTCGCCTTCGGCACGAACGACCCGACCTATGGCCCTTCGCCTGATCGCTGGTGGAACTGTGCGCAGAGCAACCAGAACGACTGGGTGCCCAACGTCACCACACTGGCGAATACGGGCCGTTTGGTGGCGATTGGTGGCCCCATCACGGCTGCCCGGACTCTGGGTGACTATGTCGTAGCCTACAAGTCCAAAGGCGTCTTCCTGGGCACGTTTGTCGGCTCTCCTGTGGTGTGGCAGTGGAACCTGATCCCCGGTGCTGACGCTGGCGCGGTAGGCATGGATGCGGTGTGCGACATCGGAACGGCGCATTTCATGGTCGGCGATGACGACTTCTGGGTATTCGACGGAACTCGGCCTGTCCCAGTGGGCGAAGGATCGGTCCGTAAGTTCTTCACCCGGTCCTGCAGCAGCACCTACCGCTACAAGACGAAATGCAGCTATGACCGGCAGCTGAATCTGGTCTACATCGACTACCCATCAGTGTCGTCCACTGGCGCATGCGATTCGCGGCTGGTTTTCCACATCGGGACGAAGCGCTGGGGCCGTGCGCAAGCGGATTCACAAGCCCCGCTGAACTTCGTCTCCCCCGGCGTGACCATTGACGGATTGGACGTGTTCGCCGCCACTATTGACGGGTTGCCCAACGTCCCCTTTGATTCTCCCTATTGGCTCGCAGGCGGTCGAATGGCCGCTTACTTCAATTCCGCTAATCAGTTGGTGACGAACGGCGGTGTGACTGGCGATTCATACTTCATTTCTGGCGATTTGGGCGATGACGATACGGTGTCAATGCTCGATAATGCACGGGTGCGCTTCAGCAAGCGCCCACTCACTGCGCGAGCAACTGGGTTTTTCAAGTTCAACGAAGGCGACGATCTGCAGCAAGGCGTCATGAGCAATATGAACGACGGCAAATTCGACCTTCGCCAATCGGGCAGGTTCCACCGCGTTCGCATTGATATGACGGGTAGCCATGCAGAAACAGCCATGACGGCAAAGCCGAAACCAGTGGGGATGCGATGAAGCTCGAACAAGATCCATTCCTGAATGAGGGGCCAAGTTTCATGTTCACGCTCAAGACCCTGTTTCGCAGGATTGCCCAAGTCGTCAACGGCAAGGCTGAGGGCGAGGAAATGCAGGCGGCACTGGCCCGTATCACCGACTTGGAAGCGCGCGTGACCGCACTGGAGAACAGCTAAATGGCAACAGCAAACCCTTATCTCGGGGTCGATAACCCGTACCTCACCGCGACCATTGACAAGGCGCAGGGCGACCTGACGCGCAACTACAACCTGACCGC